CATGAAACCAGACTGTCATATGTCAAACGATACTACGACGCGATCAGCAAGCACAAAATCAACATCCCTACCCCCATTATGGCAGGCGTTAGGACGCCACTTAGACAATTCGCTAGCTGTGTTCTTGTTGATGTTGATGACACCCTCGATAGCATCTTTAGCAGTGATATGGCTATTGGCAGATATGTCGCACAACGTGCGGGCATCGGTATCAACGCAGGTCGCATCCGTGGCATCAACAGCAAAATCAGAGGCGGAGAAGTTACACATACTGGCGTTGTACCGTTTCTCAAAAAGTTTGAAGCGACTGTCAGATGTTGTACGCAAAATGGCATACGAGGTGGATCCGCGACAGTACACTTCCCAATCTGGCACCAAGAAATAGAAGATATTATTGTACTAAAAAATAATAAAGGAACTGAAGACAATCGTGTTAGAAAACTTGACTACTCCATTCAAATCAGCAAAATCTTTTACGAAAGATTTATTCAAGACGGCGAAATTACGCTTTTCTCCCCGCATGATGTACCTGGACTATATGATAGTTTCGGGTTCCCTGAGTTTGATGATCTCTACGTACAATATGAGAACGATCCGTCCATTTCAAAAAAGACTGTCAAAGCGCAAGAACTTATTCTTGATCTCCTCAAAGAACGTGCTGAGACGGGTCGTGTCTATATTATGAATATTGATCATTGCAATTCTCATTCATCCTTCAAGGATAAAGTTGAGATGAGCAATCTATGTCAAGAAATTACTCTTCCAACCAAACCACTTCAGCATATTGATGGCGATGGTGAAATTGCACTTTGCATTCTTTCTGCAATCAATGTGGGTAAAGTAAAGTCTGATGAGGAACTAGAAAATCTTTGTGACTTGTCTGTACGTGCTCTAGATGAACTAATTGATTATCAGCAATATCCAATCATTGCTGCTGAAAGAGGAACCAAAGCACGTAGATCTCTTGGTGTTGGATTTATTGGTTTAGCACACTATCTTGCTAAACTAGGATACAAATATGATAGCCAAGAAGCTTGGGATGCAGTTCATGGACTGTCTGAAAGTTTCCAATACTTCCTATTGAAGTCTTCTAATCAGTTGGCAAAAGAAAAAGGAGCATGTTCGGCATTCCATAATACAAAGTATGCAGATGGCATTTTGCCAATCGATACATATAAGAAGGATGTCGATGAAATTTCCTCTATAGAGTACCAGCATGATTGGGAAACACTTAGGGCATCCATTGTGGAACACGGTCTTAGGCACTCAACACTGTCCGCACAGATGCCATCGGAGAGCAGTTCCGTTGTGTCAAACGCAACAAATGGAATTGAGCCTCCTAGAGACTACTTGTCCATTAAGAAGTCTAAGAAGGGACCACTCAAACAGATTGTTCCCCAATATAATACCCTCAAGAACAATTATACTCTTCTGTGGGATATGCCTAGCAACCGTGGTTATATCAATACTGTTGCTGTAATGCAAAAGTTTTTTGATCAAGCGATCTCTGGTAACTGGGCTTACAATCCACAAAATTATGCAGACAATGAAGTTCCAGTTTCTGTCATGGCACAAGACTTCTTGACTACATATAAGTACGGTTGGAAAACCAGTTATTATCAAAATACTTATGATAATAAGAGCGACGAAATAGATAATAAATCTGACATAAATTCACTAATATCTGAACTTTTGAATACCAATGAAGAAGACTGCGAAACGTGTAAAATCTAATAAATTTAGGATCAACCCACCGCAAACAACAAAAATGGCCATCGACGGCATGACCGTTTTTAATGATGCTCAAGTTGATACAAAAAAAGAACCAATGTTCTTTGGACAACCATTAGGTATTCAAAGATACGATAGCTACAAATATCCAGTATTTGAAAAATTAACTAATCAACAACTTAGTTATTTCTGGCGTCCAGAAGAAGTATCCTTACAAAAGGATCGTAGTGACTACCAGACACTAAGACAAGAACAAAAACACATCTTTACTTCTAATCTAAAGTATCAAGTTCTTCTTGATAGTGTTCAGGGTCGTGGACCTAGTATGGCATTTGCTCCATATTGTTCACTACCAGAACTAGAAGGCGCTATGAAGGTATGGGAATTTATGGAGATGATCCATAGTCGTTCTTATACCTACATTATCAAGAATGTTTATGCAGATCCTTCTGAAGTCTTTGATACAATCTTAGAGGATCAAAAGATTTTGGATCGTGCTAAGTCTGTAACTGAAGCTTACAATGATTTCATCAATGCTGCTCATGCATATGATAGTGGTAACCAGTGGAAATTCGTAAATGAAAGTGTTCCTTCTGCTAGATATGATCTATATGAACTAAAGCGTAGACTTTATAGAGCAGTTGCTAACGTCAATATTCTTGAAGGTATTCGTTTTTACGTTTCTTTTGCATGTTCATTTGCTTTTGGTGAACTGAAAGTAATGGAAGGATCTGCAAAGATCATTTCATTGATTGCTCGTGATGAAAATCAACACCTTGTTCTTACTCAAAATATTTTGAATAAGTGGAAAGAAGGTGACGATCCTGATATGGAACAAATTGCTAAGGAAGAGGAAGAAAACATTGTTGCAATGTTTAGAACAGCAGTTGATCAAGAGAAAGAATGGGCAGAATATCTGTTCCAGGACGGATCAATGATTGGATTGAACCAAAAACTTCTTAGTTCTTATGTTGAATGGATTGCTAATCGTCGCATGAAAGCAATTGGACTAAAACCAATCTATGATATTTCTTCCAAGAACAATCCACTTCCTTGGACTGAGCACTGGATTTCTTCTAAGGGTCTTCAAGTTGCTCCACAAGAAACTGAAGTTGAAAGTTATCTTGTAGGTGGTATCAAACAGGATATGAAAAAGGATACATTCGCTGGATTCCAACTCTGACTAAATACCCCAAAAGGGGTATTTTTTATGCGTCCACAATCTGCTAAAGCAAAAGGCAGAAGACTGCAACAATGGGTTCGTGATCAACTGATTGAACACCTTGAAGTACATCCAGAAGACATTGAAAGTCGCAGCATGGGTGCAGGCGGTGAAGATCTTATCATGGCAAGAGACGCTAGACAGAAGTTTCCTTTTTCGATAGAATGTAAGAACCAAGAGAAACTAAATATTTGGGACGCATATGAACAGGCCTGCGCCAATTCTGGCGATTATGAGCCTATAGTTTTTATAAAAAAGAACGGTAAAAAACCTTTAGTTGTATTAGACGCAGAACACTTTATCAGGAGCAAAAACAATGTCAGTGAACCTAATTGATTTTTTCAAGTACTATGATGAGACTAAAGCAAATCATATTGCTGCAGTTGGACTATTGTCCCAAGCAATGCCTGCCGATCTCAAGAAACAAAACTGTGAATGGGTAACAAAATATCGTGGTGGTAATGCATTTGGTGGAAATGTAGATCTCCATAAGTTCTTTGAGTTCTTTAGTGAGCGTAATCCTAATCATGTTACTGGTGTAGAAATTCTTCGTAAAGCACTGTCTGCAAATCTTTTAGTGGATAGTGCTGCTTGGGTAGAAAAATATCGTGAAAGACCAACATTTCCTGTTACGTTACCAGTTCCTTACTATAATCAGGTAGATAACTATAGAGATGCTCATAGAACATGCAACAGTTCTTGTTGTGCAATGTGTTTGGAATATTTCAAACCAGGAACTTTAGTGGGTCCTAAGGGAGATGATGCTTACGTCAAGAAAGTATTTGCAATTGGCGACACGACAGATCACTCGGTTCAGACCAGTGTTCTACAATCTTATGGTATCAAGTCACGTTTTAGTTACAATCTTTCTTTTTCTGATCTTGATCGTGAACTTGCCGCTGGGAAACCTGTTGTTATCGGGATCCTTCATCGGGGTTCTTTATCTGCACCTACTGGTGGGCACATGGTTGTAGTCATTGGTAAAAAAGGATCTGATTATATTATGAATGATCCATATGGAACTCTAAACGATGGATATACTAGCGCAGTTGCAAATGGCAAACAGACTGTTTATACTAAATCTGTTCTTCAGCGTCGTTGGTGCCCTAACGGTAATGATGGATGGGGAAGGATCTTTGATCAACCAGCGCCTGTAAAAAAGTAATAGCGGCAGTGACAACCACTGCCAATGCCAACGAATTATCCGAAGTTGGCGTTAGATTGATCAAAGAATTTGAAGGATGTCACTTACAAGCATATCCAGATCCTCATACTGGAGGATTACCAATCACTATTGGATGGGGATCTACACGTAAAACAGATGGAACTCCATTCAAACTTGGTGATAAAATCACTCAGAAAGAAGCAGATGAACTGTTACTAGAGCAGTGCAGAAATGAATTTTTACCAGTGCTTGGAAAAATTCCTTATTGGGATGAAATGAATATCAATCAACGTGGAGCACTTCTTTCTTTTGCATATAATTTGGGAGCAAATTTTTATGGAAGTCCAGACTTCAATACTATTACAAGGAGATTGAAGTTCAAACAATGGGATGCTGTTCCTGATGCATTATTTCTTTATAGAAATCCTGGTTCAAATGTAGAAGCAGGACTAGCACGTAGAAGAAAAGCAGAAGGTGATCTTTGGAACAGGTAATAATATAAAGAGGTAAAAATGCTACGAGAATTCAACACGGAATTTAGAGAGCCGTGGAACCCTGTTATAAAAAAATGTCTAGATGGAATTGATTTACATACTAGATTGCATCTAGAAACGGGTGATCCTTTTCATTCTTTTCAGTGCAATCTTTTACGTCAGTATCTTTCCAATCTAAAGGATTGGATACATCAAACAGAACCAGAAGCATGGCATAGAAAAGAATGATCCACATACCAGAAATTGTCTTGACAAATCCTATTGGGCTTGGTATACTGGGGTTTCTGTTGATTGTTATTCCAATCATCGGCATTTCCTTGATTCACGGAAATCTTGACAAAAGATAAATAATCACTTATAATGTAACATCGCTTTACAGCGATTACATCATGAGATTTTGATGTGACAATTAGAGCCCAGGAGATTGCCCCTTGAGAAAGGGGAAGTGCGCTTTCTCTATTGGGATGTAGAGTTCAATCAATTTTAATGCTTTTCAAAACACTTTCTATTATTGCTTTTGGTCTTGTCGGATTGGCACCCGTAACAGCAAAGGCAGCGAGCGGATGTTCCCTCGCATCACATTATGGAGTTGGTGACGGATATCATGGGCAGATTACTGCCAATGGCGAAAGATATAACGCTTACAGGAAATCAGTAGCACATAGATCATTACCATTCGGAACTAGATTGCGAGTTACAAACCAACGAAACGGTAAATCTGTAATTGTGCGAGTAAATGATAGGGGTCCTTACGTTGATGGTAGATCCCTTGACTTGTCTTATGGTGCTTTCTCTTCCATTGCACATCCTGGTCAAGGGGTTGCTAGTGTTTGCTATTCCAGAGTGTAAGTGATAAATATGGGTGAGAACTGCAGGTCTCACCCTAACAAAGCAATCCGAGACTATGAACGCTTGACAGTTGATGATGGAACTGTTAGAATGTTACCACCACGATACTCCGAGTTTTCAGTTGACGAAAGAGTATGCTATACTGGAGAATGTAAATCCCTGGATGATGAAATAAGATTAACTGCTCCGTGGCATGTGTCTCAGTAGCTCAGTGGATAGAGCATCTGCCTTCTAAGCAGTTGGTCGCTGGTTCGACCCCAGCCTGAGACGCTCCTTTACTAGAAAAAATTATGTCATTACTATCACAACAAGACCGCGAAATGGTTATCGAAGCACTAGAATATTATGTGCAAAGACTAAAAGATAACAACTGTAACCAAGCAGCAGTAAGTTCTTTTCAGACACTTTTGAATTGGGTCGAGCTGGAGCATTATAAAAACGAAAAGTAATCTTTGGGGTGTAGCTCAGCGGTAGAGCGAGCGACTGTTAATCGCTTGGTCGTAAGTTCGATCCTTACCACCCCAGTTGCTATTGTAGCTCAGTTGGATAGAGCAACGGTTTTGTAAACCGTAGGTCGTCGGTTCAAGTCCGACCAGTAGCTTATAAATAAAAAAAATAATATTGGTTATGCTAAAAATTAGTAAAGAACATTTGAAAAAAAGTCAAGAGACTTATGGCAGTCATTTAATTTGGGCAACCTATGCTGGGATCAAGATGATCTTGGTGGGATGTTCTAGTATTGTACATGGAATTGTTCCTGCATTTTTTCAAGGAACTGCAGCTAAGACTGTTATTGATTTTTATCATAAACGTTTGGTAAATCATCCAAATAATGAATATCAAGACTATATCGATCAGTATAAAAAATGATTATTACTAGAGAAATTATTAACAAAAATATAAAATTTTATGATGTGAAGGTGCCAGGTCCAGATGAGGATGACCTCGATCCAGGGTGCTTTGAGTATACATATAGCGATTTATCTATTGCAATAGATTTATATAAAAATTTACTAATAGATAATGGAGTATCTCCACAGGAAACAGTAACAATTGGAGAACTTCCCTCTATATGGCAGATTGCTGCATTGTTTGCAGCATTTGAACTTGGATTAAAAGTTAGCATCAGTGATTATTATAAATCACCAATTGTATCAAGAAGCAAACACAAAAAATTTGAATTGGATTCGAAAACAAAAGCATTGCTTCCAATAGATTATGCATTAAGAGATAAAAAACAGAATAGTAATAAATTATTATATAATACAAGGATCTCAAGTAAAGAAATAGTCCACAAATTTTCTTACCAAGATTTAAATTCTAATTCTATAGAACTAAAAAAATATCCTCATAATACAGAAGATGATTTTATAGCAGTAAAAAGTGCTACTAGTGGGACAACAGGAGCTCCAAAATGTGTGGAACATTCTCATCGTTTTTTGTATGAATTAGCACATAGGAATAGTAAATTATTTTCGGGAGATTATTGTTGTTATAGAAACCATAACTTTAATCATGGCAGCAGTTTATTTTGTTATATTGTACCGGCTTTAATTTCTAAAGATATATCCAATTTTTATTCATTTGAAGGTAGAGATCACGTAGGATTTTTGCAGTTTATATCTTCATTAAAAAGAAAAACTCATCTAATGTTTCCATATATTACTCAAATTGAACACTTTTTAAATTACTTAAATGATGTTGATAAAAAATGTCCAAATATTATTGCTCATGTATTGACATTTATCCCTAAACCTTGGAAAAATGAGTTTTATTCGAATAAAATAATTGGTGATGTTATTAGTAATTTTGGTAGTAATGAAACAACGGGACCAGTTTTCTTAAATAAACTTAGTGATGATCAATTTCTAGAGTGTCAATATAAATTAATTGATAATTTTTTTAAAGTCAAAATAGTTAGAACTGGATTGCAAGTTGATATGCCAGTATATAATAAATCTATTATAATGAATGATAGATTTGAATCTAATGGAGCGAATTCTTTTGTTCATACAGGAAGATCTAATTTTATTAGAATTAATGATACTGAAGTGCAAATAGAAAAATACCAAATTTTAATTGAAGAAACAATAAATGGAACTTTAGTATATGATCAAATTAGATCTAAAATTTATTTGGCAATATGGGATGTAAGTTATACTACTAAAGATACTAACATAACTTCACTTATCAATGATGCAAATGCTAAATTAAAAGATTTATCTTTATATAAACATTATATAAGTAAATATACAATTTTAAATTATGAAGATTATCTTGGTGCAATAAAACTTGATATGGAAAAATTGCGAGAATATTTTAGAAATCCTGATGAAGATTATCAAACAATCGATTAGAATGGAATTGGTTCAGTTTTGTAATCAAGAAATAGATGCATTGATATCTGAGCGTGTTTGGTCGTCTAATCAGATTACCTGGGATGAAAGTTTATTTGCCGACATTCCAGGTATTTGTTTATCTGCAGATGTATCTTTTCTCTTAGAAAGAGAATTGAAGAAAGAATTATTACGTCATCTACCTAAGGTAGATAAGATTATTATTAATTATAATCTATGGTTGAAAAATTCTGGTATTCGTTGGCATACAGATGCCAATTATGCTTTTGGTGCTACATTATATTTAAATGATTGGGATAAGAAGTGGGGCGGTTTGTTTTTATGGGAAGATGTAGATGAACAAATCCATGCGTTGTGCCCACAATCAAATGTGCTTGTAATAAATACGGAAGCAGAAAGTCATTCTGTAACACAAGTTTCTTCTATAGCGTCTTATCCAAGAAGGTCTTTACAAATCTGGGGAATATAATCTATGAAAAATATTTGTAAATCTCCTTTTACTGGATTTGTTATTGGCACACAAGGAGATATTTTTTATTGCTGTATGGGAATTCGTGATATCTATAAGATATCAAATATTAATGAAATTGATGATTTAGGAGAATTTTTTAAAACATCTCCAGATCTTAAGAGTGTACGAAGAAAATTTATGGATGGTGAGTTTGAAAAAATTTCCCCGTGTTTTGAATGTCTTGAAAAGGAAAAAAAATTCATAAAAACATTTAAAGATAGTATCGATAAAAAATTTCCAAATAATATTGATGATATAAAACTTAGATACTTGGAATTAACCACTAGTAATATTTGTAATGCTGTCTGTTCAACATGTAATAGTTACTTAAGTTCTTCTTGGAAAAAATATGATAGTTTGTTTGGTAGAATAGAATTTCCTCTGCAAAAATTATCAAATTCTTCTATTAATAAAATAAAAAATATTTTGTCAGGACTAGAATACATGATAATAAAAGGTGGGGAACCTTTTGCGGATGATAATAATATTTCAATTTTAGAAAATCTTTTTGATATTAATAAAGAATGCGAAGTTGCTATAGTAACAAACATGTCTTTATTGAGAGAAAATCATATTCGTGTCTTAAATAAAAATCCTAGTAAAGTAAATTTAACAGCTAGTATAGATGGAACTAAAGAAATTTATTCATGGATTAGAAGCACTGATTTTGATGTAGTAGTTGCAAACATGAAAAAAGTATATGATCAGACAGGAATAAGATTTGATATTAGCATTACGTTATCAATTTATAACTTCTTTAATATTATTGATATTATTGAATATTTTTCAAGTAAATTATATGTAAAATCAATAGAATTTTCTAATATTTTGCACAAACCTGTAGCGTGTTCTATACAATCATTGCCTGAGAATATATTTAATATTCAAAAGAAAAAAATATATGATAATAAAATATTTTGCGATAACGTAACTTCAGAATCATTTGAAAAATTAAATAATTTTTTGCATATAAAAGAAAATAAAGAGTTAGTTTTTGATCATATACATAAAATAAATCAAATCAGAGGATTTGATATTTGTGATTATGTTCCAGAACTTAAAGACTGGAGGGGTTGACAGAAAAATAAAATTTTGGTATAGTATACAGGTGTGAAGGAAGTGCAATGGGCATGAGAGATCTGTAAGTCCCATTTTTTGTCGGTGTGGCGGAATTGGTAGACGCGCTGGGTTTAGGTTCCAGTGGGGTATCCCGTGAAGGTTCAAGTCCTTTCACCGACATTGGTACTCGCTAGGCAGATATCCTAGAAGGAGACCAAGTTAGATTGTTTGCGCTGGACAGATAAACCAGAATGCCGCAATCTTTCGCGGAATTAGTTCAGTGGTAGAACGTCAGCCTTCCAAGCTGAATGTCATCGGTTCAAGTCCGATATTCCGCTCCAGGGTGATTAGCTCAGCGGTAGAGCATCTCGTTTACACCGAGGCTGTCGGCAGTTCGATCCTGTCATCACCCATATCAATAAGTAAAAAGTAGTAGATAAGAAAGTGTAATAAGATGAAAACTTTTTCTCAGTTCATGGTAGAATGTCAGCACATCCAAGAGACCTCGCTCAATCGTGTCAAGTCTAAATCGGATAAAGGTGGCATGGCAATTATGTCCGCTGAACGTGGAGACAAATCTAAGTCTCAAAATAAAGCACGATCCAGGCAATTGGCGAAGGATATTCGCGGCGCTGGTCTTCCTGGTCCGACAAAAGTCAAAGGAAGATATACAGAAAATCCTGGAACAAAGGATGAAAAAAAAGTTTCTGAAAAATCTTATGTAGTTTCTTCTGGTAAGAAAGGAAAGAGAAAATTCAAAAAAGCAATTACTAAACTTGGCGCTAAGTACAATCAAGATTCTGTATTAGTTCAAAAGAAAAAGTCTGCAAGTCTTACTGGAACTTCCAAAACATCTTGGCCAGGTAAAGGTAAAAATGTTAAAGTTGGAAAAATGAACCCAGGTAAAACTGGTGAATTTGATACTAAAGTGAAAAACAAAACATTTACTTATGAAAACTAAATTTCCATTTCCACATGTAGTGGACTGTAACGAAAAAACTGTATGGGTGCTTTGTGATAGTGCTATCACTGCAATGGGCGTTGGTTCTATTGTAAAAAAATTCTATCCTGGGTATACTCCTAAAATTGCCAGTAAGGAATATTTTCAAACCCTAAATAACCAAAAGCAACTTTGAAATGAAACTATCCAAACTCAAGAAAATCATTCAAAAACCCTTGAGGTTTCATCATCAGGATATACATGAAGAGTTAGAAGACATTAAAAATGAACTCAAACACATTAATGATACGTTGCAAGTGTTGCAACAAGGAGTTGAAGAGCTCCTCAAAGCGAATAGTTTGCGGATGCCCCAATCGGGCAACGATTTATGGTGATAAGATTTCAGCAGTAGATCTTTCACAAATCGTTGTCTTAGAAGGGTTTACAAAAAAGCAATCTTCTAGTATACTAAGTAAAGATGACCTCGCTTTTCAGGAAGCAAGGCGTCAACGAAAAGTTAGAAAACTTGAATTTGAAATTCGCTAATGTGGAGACTTTGGTGTAAATCGTTAGGTGAGAAAGCTTCTGATGAAAATCATGAAGCAGATCGCATAGCAATTATACGGACAGTAATCTTCACTACATACTTTATAACAAATGCATTTATTGTTGCAGGCGTTATAAGACATTGGAATGATTGTGAATGGAAGCGTGGCCGAGTGGTTTATGGCAGTAGTCTTGAAAACTACCGTGTTAGTAGCACCGTTGGTTCGAATCCAACCGCTTCCGCCTTGGGGAATTAGCTCAGTTGGTAGAGCGCCTGCTTTGCAAGCAGGATGTCAGCGGTTCGAGTCCGCTATTCTCCACCACGGAGTGTAAGTCAGCGGTAGACGGCTGCTTTTGGGAAGCAGAAGACGTTGGTTCGATCCCAACCACTCCGACTAGGCACTTGACATAAGTGCCTTTACATCCTATACTAGATACGTAAACATTCAATAACAAATGTCTCGCAGTCCATTCTTTTCTAAGTTCAAGACGGACATCAAAAAACTTACTGCTGCCGTCGAGGGTACTTTTTATCTCGATGAAGAATATCCAAAACTATATGAAAAGCTTTATAAGTATTACAAGTCCCGCAACGTATATTTTTACGATGATGTGGAAAAAGATTATAATGTAATTCTTGACAATCTTGAATACGATCTTATGGATGCAGGTGTTCTAGTATAAGTCTCGGGAAGACTAAAAAATCGCCCTGGTCGGGATGGTCAATATGACCCCTGGGTTTCTTGCTTCCTAAAAGCAAGTGGTGGAGTCAATTATGACCCCTATTGTCCCCGCAAGATAAGGGACAATAAAAATTCTTGCTGGTGCGGATGGGGATTTTTCTCCGCCTGGTTTCCAATTTCCAGTCAAAGAATTGGTGGCGAGCCTGAAAATTTATCTTATAAGAAAATGAGTTGTACATGTGTACGCAGGGAAAGACCTTGGGGTTGGTACGAGACTATTGATCAAGGACAATCATACAAGGTCAAAAGGATTTATGTAAATCCAAACGCACGGTTTTCCCTTCAATATCACAATGATCGAATTGAACATTGGAACATTGTGGAAGGGTTTGGTTTAGTTCAACTAAACGAATATACCGAATGGGTTCACCCTGGAAAGCATTTTCATATTCCAATCAACTCCCGTCACCGCATGACTGCTGGTGACGAAGGAGTTCTTTTTATTGAAGTTCAATATGGCAACTGCCATGAGGATGACATTGTGCGATTGGAAGATGATTATGGTAGAATAGGTAGTGATTATTACACGGACTGATGTTTTTAGTTACTGGCGGTGCAGGTTTTATCGGCAGTAACTTTCTTCACTATATGAAGAAAGTTACGAATGAAAAGGTCATCGTACTGGACAACTTGACTTACGCTGCGGATCTTCGGTTTATTCCTGAGGATCCGCAGTTTGAGTTTGTTTGGTGCGATATTACAAATGAAAATCATGTAGATTATATCTTCAAGAAATATAAACCACGCAAAGTCTTTCACTTTGCTGCGGAAAGTCATGTAGATAATTCTATTACAAACTACAGACCATTTCTAGAAGCAAATGTCATTGGGACAATCAATCTTCTAAATTCTAGTCTAGCAATTGATATCCAGAAATTTCATCACATCTCTACAGATGAAGTTTATGGATCATTAGAGTATGAAGATACCGAATTATTCACAGAAGAAACACCATACGATCCACGAAATCCATATAGTGCAAGTAAAGCTGCTTCAGATCATTATGTAAAGACATGGCATAATACTTATGGATTGCCATATCTAATTACTAATTGCAGTAATAACTATGGACAGCATCAGCACATTGAAAAACTTATTCCAAAAGTTATCTTCAATGCACTAAAAGACGAAGTGACTTATATGTATGGTGGTGGACAGCAGATCAGAGACTGGTTATACGTTTATGATCATTGCCGTGCTATTTGGTCTTTGGAAGAACAACGTGTAATGAACGATCACTTCAATATTGGCGGTGATTGTGAATTGCAGAACATTGTAGTCACAAAAAAGATCTTAGATATTCTTGGTAAACCACATAGTTTGATTGGAGTATCACACGATCGTCCTGGGCAGGACAAAAGATATGGGATGAGTTTTGAAAAACTGACTAAGACTACAGGATGGATCCCACATATGGATTTTGATCAAGCACTGAAAATGACTGTTGATTGGTATTTGGGGCAATGATTTCTTTATACGGTGGCACTGGGTTTGTAGGTGGTAATTTCAGAAAGATGTATGACGATTGCATAGAAATGCAACGTGATGAACGCAAACCAAAGACAAAAGACATTCTATATTTTATTTCTACGGTTGACAATTATAATGTTCATGATAGAATTACACTTGACGTAGAGACTAATCTAAAAGTCTTATGTGAAGTATTAGATCACTGTAGATCCGAAGACATTACATTCAATTTTATTAGTTCCTGGTTTGTATATGGTAAAACTTCATACATGCCAGCAAAAGAAGATGCACGTTGTGAACCAACTGGGTTTTATTCCATCACTAAACGCTGTGCAGAACAACTAATCATGTCGTTCGCAGATACATATGGAATGAAGTATCGTATTCTTCGACTTTGTAATGTTCTTGGTGCTGGTGATCAAAAAGCATCTAGGAAAAAGAATGCTATTACTTGGTTGATTGATGAACTCAAACTTCATCATGACATCAAACTTTATAACAATGGATCACATTGTCGTGATATAATGCACGTTCAAGATGTTTGTCGTGCAATCAAACTAGTTACCGACAAAGGTAACCTAAACGAGATTTATAATGTTGGATCTGGCAAACCAACATCAGTAGGCGAAATCATCCATCTTGCCAACCACTATATAAAGTCGAAGGGTAAGATTGAGAACATGGAACCACCAGTGTTCCACAAGAATGTTCAGACAGAAAATTTCTGGATGGACACAAAGAAACTTCAATCACTTGGATTTGAACCAAAACTTTCTTTAGAATTCATTGTAAAAGATTTATGTCTGTAAACGACAAAGTAACAAATTTTATTTCACAACTTCAACGCGATAAAGAAAACCTTTTCCCTTATCTTGCTAATAAAGATTGGAAGAAGGGTGATCAGATTTTCTATTCTGGTCCTTACTGGGATGAACGTGAAGTTGCTGCAGCGATTACAACGCTTTTAGAAGGTAAGTGGTTGCCTGCTGGTGAGGAAGTCAATAAGTTTGAACGAGCATTTTCTAAAATGTTCGATTTCAAGCATTCGGTAATGGTCAACTCAGGTTCTTCTGCGAACCTAGTCATGATTGCTGCACTAAAGAAATACTTTGACTGGCAAGATGGTGATGAGATCATCGTCTGTGCTTGTGGTTTCCCAACTACAATCAATCCAATTATTCAGAATGGATTGAATCCAATCTTTGTTGACATTGATTACAGTGATCTGAACTGGAACCTAGACCAGATCCGTGAAAAGATTACAACCAGAACAAAGGCAGTATTCTCTTCACCTGTTTTGGGAAATCCCTACGACTTCGATAAGTTTCTCGATATTGTCCACAGGTATAACCTTCATTACATCGCTGACAACTGTGATAGTCTTGGCAGTAGGTGGAGAGGTGATCTTCTTACCAAACATGCCGTCGCAGCGTCGTGTTCGTTTTATCCAGCGCATCATATCAGTACTATCGAAGGAGGAATGGTTTCCTCTAATATTGAAGAGATTGTCCAGATCGCTAGATCTTTTGCCTGGTGGGGTCGTGGATGCTACTGTGTAGGATCCCAGAATAAATTGCCCAACGGTGTCTGTGGAAATCGCTTTGACCGTTGGTTGGAAGGGTACGATAAGGATGTCGATCATAAGTATGTCTTCGGCGTTCAAGGATACAACCTCAAGCCTGCTGACTTGCAAGGGTCTATTGGGCTCGTACAGTTGGAGAAGCAAATAGAGATACATGCTATCCGTCGTCTCAACAAAGCTCGACTTCATGAGATCTTCTCTAAGATCCCTGGTGTGAGGGTTATTGAAGAGAAAGAACATGCTGAAACCTCCTGGTTTGGAGTTCCTATTGTATATGAGGACGGTAAACCGAACCTTGTGAAATATTTAGAAGAGCATGGTATTCAGACAAGAAATTATTTCGCTGGTAATATTCTTGCACATCCTGGATACAGGCACATTGAACCAGCATCCAATTATCCTAACGCATCTAAGGTGTTAGATAACGTATTTTTCCTCGGATGTAGCCCAGTTATTACCCTTGAAATGATTGGCTACATAGAAGAGGTTGTTGAAAACTATACAAAAAACAATTTACAATGGTATCCAGTATGACACAGTATACTAAGAAAGCACTAGTTCTTGGTGCAGGTGGATTTATCGGCAGTCACATGGTCAAACGTCTCAAGTCTGAAGGATATTGGGTACGTGGAGTAGACCTAAAGAGACCAGAATTTTCTCCAACAGAAGCAGATGAATTTGTAATAGGAGATCTTCGTGATACATCTTTTGTTGCACGTTGTCTTCAGTATAAAGGAACACGAGGGAACTTTTATCATTCAGTTCCTTATCGTTATATTCAAGTATTCGATGAAATCTATCAGTTCGCTGCTGACATGGGCGGTGCTGGTTTTGTCTTTACTGGGGAACATGATGCAGACATCATGCATAACTCAGTATCAATCAACTTGAATGTGCTTGATCAGCAAGCAAAGATGAATGAGCAATATGGTGAAAATCGCACGAAGATTTTCTATTCTGGATCCGCTTGTATGTATCCAGAGCACAATCAACTTGATCCTAATAACCCAGACTGTCGTGAAGAAAGTGCTTATCCAGCAGATCCAGACAGTGAGTATGGTTGGGAAAAGTTATTTTCGGAACGTCTTTATTTTGCCTATCATCGCAACTATAATATTCCTGTCCGTGTTGCCAGATATCATAATATCTTTGGTCCCGAGGGAACCTGGGAAGGTGGACGTGAGAAAGCTCCTGCAGCAATTTGTCGTAAAGTTGCATATCTTCAAAAGGAAGGTGGGTCTATAGAAGTATGGGGTGATGGAAAACAAACTCGCTCATTTCTTTATATTGATGAGTGTATTGAAGCAACTCGTCGTTTGATGGATAGCGACTTCATGGGTCCAGTAAACATTGGATCTGAGGAAATGGTTACTATCAATCAACTTGTAGAAACTGCTGCTAAAGTTGCAGGAAAGTTTGTTGATAAAGAACACATTGACGGTCCTCTTGGTGTTCGCGGACGCAATTCCAATAACGATCTCATCCGTGAGAAACTTGGTTGGGATTATTCTATGACATTAGAAGAAGGAATTCGTAAAACATATTTTTGGATTTTAGAACAGAGTGCTAAGAAATGAAGTGTTTAGTTACTGGTGGTGCTGGATTTATTGGTTCTCATCTTGTTGATAAACTTATAAATCTTAGGCATACTGTCATTGTAATTGATGACGAAAGTGCTATTTCTAATTCCGAATTTTATCATAATGATGAAGCAGTTTATTATAAAAATGATATCTGCGATTATAAAAGCACTAGAGAATTATATGATGGTGTAGATTTTGTTTTTCATTTGGCTGCTAATGCACGAATTCAAATTGGATTGAAAAATCCTATTCGTTGTGTCGAAGTAAATACTCTTGGAACAACAACAGTTCTTCAGTGTGCAAGAGAAGCAGGTGTGAGGAAAGTAATTTATTCTTCCACTTCATCTTCTTATGGTTTGAAAAATAAACCTCCACTAAGAGAAGATATGCTTGAGGATTGTCTCAATCCATATTCAGTTTCTAAAGTGTCTGGAGAGAAATTGTGCAAAATGTATACTGACTTATTTGAATTGAAGACAGTCATTCTAAGATATTTTAATGTTTATGGAGAACGTCAGCCACTAAAAGGACAATATGCTCCAGTTATAGGTTTGTTTTTAGAACAAGCAAAGCGTGAAGAAGCACTTACAGTTGTTGGCGATGGTGAGCAACGCAGAGACTTTACACATGTTTCTGATGTTGTACAAGCAAATGTCGATTGCATGTATACAAATGCATATGGCATCATCAATATTGGAACTGGAAGAAATTATTCAGTAAATCAAATTGCTAAAATGATCTCAAACAATCATGTATACATAGATGCGAGACCTGGAGAAAGTAGAGAAACATTAGCTAATATTTCTAAAGCAAAATTTTATCTTGACTGGGAACCAAAAGTAAGAGTTGAAGAATGGATCGATGAACACAAATTACAATGCGGATTGTGATATCCTAAACAATCCCTTTTCTGGGATGGAAAAAATCAAAAGAAATTTTTCTCAAGCATATCAAGACTTGTTTGTTTTGACAATGCTTCAGGGAAAGCGTAGTGGAAAGTATCTTGAAGTTGGTGCTAATCATCCAGTAGAGTTCAACAATACTTTTCTTTTAGAAGATAAGTTTAGTTGGAAAGGTATTTCTGTAGAAATCAATAAAGAAATGGTTGAATTGTTCAATACAGTTCGCCACAATAAGTGCGATTATGCAGACGGAACTGTGTTTGATTTTCAAAAGAAATTAGACGGTCGTAGGTGGAAAGATAAAGCGATTGATTATCTTTCATTAGATTGTGAACCAGCAATGACAACTTATAAAATTTTGACTAGAATTCCTTTTGATGAATACAAAGTTTCTGTAATTACATATGAAACTGATGTCTATAAAGATGGTTCTCAAGCAAGAGAACTATCAAGAGAATTTCTAAAATCAAAAGGATTTGAACTTGTTGCTGCTGATGTATGCAATGGTGGCAATCCTTATGAAGATTGGTATGTAGATCCTATGGTTATTCCAGAAACACTTTGGGGTCCATTTATTTCTGAAGGTGCTGAAGCAAGAAGTCTATTTGTATGTCAGTAAAAATTTCTCATTGGTACGGAAGACTTGGTAATAACATCCAGCAATGTGCTGTTGGGTGTATGCTTGCTGAAGCATTGACGACTCAGTTTGAAAGTATTGATCATGAGATTATTTCTAAAATGCATAGGGTATTTGGATATAATTCTGATGAAATTGTATCAAAATTTTTTTACTGGGAAGGTCCTTATAAAGAAGTCAATATTCCAGTTGGACATATCTATCGCAACATGCGTAGGATCTGTAAAGAATACATTGCACCATACCTCAAACTTCCATCAAGATCTTCGATCGGGGATGATACTATTGTTATTCACATAAGAAGTGGAGATATCTTTGATCAAGTTCATCCTAATGGACATCAATATACTCCCAATCCTCTTGATTTTTATAACAAATTACTTACCAATTTTGAAAAGGCGATTGTCGTTACCGAACCAGATACAAATAATCCCATTGTTGAAATTCTTAGACAGAACTCAAAGGTAACGATTCAATCTTCTTCTGTTGCTGAAGATTTTGCAACGCTAATGTCCGCAAAAAATTTAGCGAATTCTGGTGTTGGTACATTTTGTGTTGCTGCTGCATTATGTAGTAGTAATATTCAAAATTTTTACTGTACTGATTTGATGTTGACAGAACATCTAAATTATAGTATGCTTATCAATACGGATGTCAATGTTCATCAATTGAAGTTGAACAACTATCTGCAAGTTGGTGAGTGGACAAATACAGAAAAGCAAAGAAATTTTATTCTTGAATATGTTTTATGAAAATTTTTGACACGTTCACTTTTTATAATGAACTTGATCTATTAGAACTTAGGATGAATATTCTAGGTGATGTTGTAGATTATTTTGTTATCAATGAAGCTACGATCACCTTTACTGGAAAAGAAAAACCATTATATTTTTTAGAGAATAAAGATCGCTTCAAAAAGTGGGAAGATAAAATCATTCATCACGTCACTGTCGATGACAATAAAACTTTAGAAAAGTATTGGGAAGGTGTTCCATATCATCGAAGCATGATAGAGGATAATATCTATCAACTTCCCATTCATTATCAGCGTGCTTGTTTTCATAAAGATAGTGCAATCTATGCGTTGTTAGATCATGCACAGGATGATGATATTATTTTGACTGGTGATGCTGATGAGATTGCTAATCCTGAAGCAATCAAATCAATTAGCGAATGGTTTGACCCTATCAATCATTATGTTCTAAATGGACCAGTTTATTATTACTATCTAAATCTACTATGTGAAAAAGAATGGATGGGAACAAGAGTTTCCACTATGAAGATGTTGAAGAGTATGAGTGTAGATAAACTCAGACAGTCACATCAAGATGCATGGAAAGTTGAAGATGGATCTTGGCATTGGAGTTTCTTCGGTGATGCTGATACTGTTCGTACAAAGATGGATGCATACGAACATCAAGAAAACAATCTTCCAGAATTCAGGGACAGTATGGAAGAACGTATTGAAAAAGGAATAGATCCTTTTGGTAGAGATTACCTCTATACCCCACAGGTTGTTCCCATCGATGTCACTTTTCCAGAGTACATCATTCAAAATCAAGATAAGTTAGAGAAGTTTATCAAGTGAACATTATTGAAGGCGTAGCAGTTTCTAATCACTGCGATTATTCTTTTGGCGATCAATCTGGGTGCATTGGAGGTGTACCTGGATCGTTTATGAAACAAGCAGATCCATCTAACCTAGAGTTTTCTGAACTCGTAACTGGTAAAGAGTGGATGACAATTTTCATCGATAACATTCGTCTTTATAATCGAAAGATTGAATGTACAAATGATGATGATCAGAAGTGGGTTGATGCTTTACTCGAAACAAATAATATGTTAGAAACATGTGCAGCGTTTCCAGAAACAAAATTTATTATCTTTACTAACCTAGAAGATACTCCAATCAATAATGATATTCATGATCTAATTCCCGATAACGTAAAGGCAATTTATGGTGTAAATGCTGTTGGATTTGGTGGTAAGGTTCATCCATTTCCATATGGTGTTCAGCGTATTATTCATCCTTCCGACAATCGTATTGCAATTCTGCATGATGCAATAGAAAGGGATGTAAAACCAATCAAATTACTTTACATCAATCATGCTGAGCACACAAATATCAGTGAGCGCGGTAATATTAGAGAAAAGTTTGCAAATCTAAAGTACGCTACGGTTGATAGTAGGGTATCATATGATATCTACTGTCAACAAATTCAGAACCATAAGTTCATGATTTGTCCTCAAGGTAATGGAGTTGATTGCCATCGAAACTGGGAAGTTCTTTATCTCAAAAGAGTTCCTATTATGAAAAGAACTTCATATCTACAAGAGTTGTATAAAGATTATCCAGTTCTTTGGGTGGATGACTATGCGGAGATTACAAAAACATTGCTGACAAATCATGAGTATCTTTATGATCGGGCTAGAAATTTAGACAACAATCTGCTAGACTTATATTCAGTATTCAACAGGGCGGTAAAGCGTGCTAAAAATTCCTGACGTAACGTTATTGATGTTGGCAGACATTGATATACCAGAAGCGGTATATGCTGTCAATAAATCGTGTGAAGAAATTGAATGGGGCGCTGTAAAGTTTCTTGG